AAATGCCTGTGTTGAACAAAGAAGAGTCAAATTTTGAGGAATATCGTAAACACTTGATGGCAAATCAATCTGTACATTACCACCATCAGCGAAAGCAGTTCCGTGAAAAACAATGTGTGGATCAAGCAAAGATGAAAACTGATTGCGATTATTGCCGGGACCACGGGTAACACCTGCTGCTCCCTTACCGACTCCTGTGGCTGATGTAGCTCCCATTTTATCTCCTTGAAAAAATATTTAATTTTTATACATAATGAAACATTCAATATATTTATACAAATCAACAAATATTTAGTAATTTTACTATGCCAATTTGGTGAAAATTATTCTTTTTTCAAGCCTCTTTCTTCTTCTTAATCACTTTAACCAAATATATTCCTTGTAAACATTCTTGTTGCCTCTCGATTCAGTTAAAGGTTCAAATGGCAACCAAGTTCCTCCATCTGACTCACAAACAATCACCTGACCCATCCTATCCTTACACCATGTACCCAAAATATCATAATCAATCAACTTGCTTCCATGCTTATAATATTTTCCACCCACATAATATGGCGGATCAATAAACCATGTCGCCTCACAATTTTCAACATCTCTATAATCACCTAAATCAATTTTCCAATGCCTAATCTTTTCCAAATTTTCAGCAATATACTGTAACTTATAATCTTGTGTGTTAGGACGAACTACTGTTTTCCATCTCGATGCTGTCTTCTTCGGCATAGATGGTGCTCCTGTTATGATAAAACCAACCAAATCCTTTCTCTCCTGACAATCCCACTCAAAATTATCCGTAGATTCACCAAACTTCAAACGCCTTGTCGATAAAATATCTTCCTTGCTACATTTCTGTAACCATTTCCACAAATTAACCAACAATTCATACTTCTCAATCAAATGAACTTCACGATCCCAATACAATAAGGAATATTGGGCAGTACCAGCAAATGGCTCTATTATTTTTGAATAACGTGGAACAGGATATTTCCCCGCAACCTTCGATTTACTACCATAATATCCCCACATTTTCATGCCTCTTTCTTCTTCGCATAACTAGCCTTCATCTTCTCAGAACGACAAGGCTTACACATAGTACAATATCCATCACGCTTGCTCTTGTCAGGACTAAATTGCTCAAATAATTTAACTTCCTTACACTTATTACATTCCTTCTTGCCATCAGATGAATAAGGGTTATCTTTCCTCAAACTCAATTTGGGTTTGCTGCCAGCTATATGCCCTCCCTCACGCTCACAAATGTATCGCCCATTCCTAGCTATGTTCTTGTCATAAGTCAGCCTCAAAGCCATATGAACCTCATTACAGAAGACACAGGGGACTTCTACAGTTTTTGTAGCTATATGTTTTTTGTAATGTTTTTTCACACTTTCATTGTGACGATCTCTTCTTTCTTCAACATAATCAATTCCTTGTATTTCTGAAAGAAACATGTCAGCCCAACAAACAGCTTTGTATTCAGAATCAAATCCCAGTTCTTTCTCTGTCCACAACTGGAATCTCCAACTGTTTTCACAAGCAATTTTCTTGTTGTCTTCAATTTGTTGCTTACATGCTTCTATTTTGAGTCTTGGTTTGACTTCAATTATTGAAACAACGCCAGATTTGTATGTAACGAGAAAATCAATAATTCTTTCCCTTCCGTCAATAGAAGCTGTAACTTGAGTAGTATAAAAATCAACAGCTTCATCGTTGTCAAGTATTGTTGCTGCTCTTAACTCATAGCTTGATTGATAATAAATTGTTTTTGGTCTGCTTTTTTTAGTTTCATAAAAACCATGCCTGCGAGTAGCAAATGAATTTGTAACAACTTTCCTAATTTTGTATATCCAACGCTTTTTTCCAGCGTCATAAACCTGAACCAAACCTCTTTCTTCTGCCCATTCCCTTTCTGTCAGTCCTTCTGGACAGTCAACATTTTGCTTTTTTTGACTTTGTTTGCTGTAAGCTTTTTCAATGTTTTCACGCTCAACATAAAAGTAATCAGGAACTAATTCACTTTCTAAAGTAAAGCCGAGTTTATCATAAACAGTTCCAAGACTGTAACGATTATCACTAAAGCTGATTATCTTATCGATTCCTTGAGCTTTTGCCCAAACTAAAGCAGCATTAAATAATTTACTGGCTCCACCAACTACCCTTACACTATTCTTAAAACACATCCTATCAAGCAAAACATCTTCATTGTTACGATGATGTCTGCCCAAAGAAAGAACTCCTAGAAGCTCATCTCCTTCAAATATTCCAAATGCAATAATCGCAAGGGTGTTTGCTCCTTGAATGTGATATTTATTACAGAATTTTCTCATCACATCAGTTTCAATTGCTGTTACTTTGCATTTTCTTGCAAAAACCGATCTCATGTTGTTGCTTGTATATGAATTAACATGTGATTTGATCTGTTGTTCTTTTTTTATGAATTCATGTTTATAGAAAAGGAATGAATTAGGATTTATTTTACGGGCAACTTCAAGGACTTCCTTAGCCCAATGCTTGTTCTGATTTAACTCACTCATCACGATGATGTTTGGTTCCATTTAACACCTCTTTTTCTTATTGCCCCACAAAGGTATTATAGTAAGCAAATTTTAGAAATCAAGGATTTTTTCAGCAATTTTGAGAAAATATTTAGATGCTTGTAAAAAGGGAAAACCCCGGTTTTTCCGGGGTTTTCTTGGTTTTGCGATAGTAAATCTTGCATGAAAATCAGATGACGAAATTAGCAATACTGAGGCGTGCGTAAAATTTTGCCCCCTCACGAAGCAACTTTTTGCCATAGCGTGTGAGAATTCCCTTGCGTGGGCAGAAGCTCTCAGGATCGAGAACAACTGGTGTCTGGGTGAGAGGAACGTATGGGCAGTAGAAGTAACCGCTGTCCATGTAACTATCGCCCTTATAACCCATTAGCAACTGGTTGCTTGGGAAGAGAGGATCTTTGTAGAGTCTCCAGCGATTGTTCACTGTGCCGACATACTGGATGCCGAGGCTTGAGGTGAAGGTTTCGGAAGGAGCAGGAGCGAAGCCAGCTGTAGCTGTTTCAAAGATTGAAGCAACTTCTGGGCTTGTTACGATCCAGTTAGCGCCACCACGAAGAGTCTTACGATGGATGACGTTGGAAATTTCTACGACCTTAACATAAAGGGATTCGTACTTTTCCTTGATGGTTTCGCCGAGTGCGGTGTTGAAGTCCCAAGCAGAGACAGTACCTGCGTTGTTACGAAGGTCGGTGAGGACTTCACGGTCGATTTCGAGGTTGATTTCCTGAGCGAGGACAGCGGTTAGTTCAGCTTCAGCGTCAAGATTGTGCTGTGAGCGGAGATCTTGCTGTGCTTCATAGGACCATACAGCCTTGAGCTTACGGGTTTTAGCAGCGATTTCTTCTGATTCAACGACGAGGTTGATTTCAGGGAGATCTTGGTTACATTCCATGTTGTACTCATAGGAGACAACTACGTTATTGCTACCGGGAGCGCCGTTCCAGTTAAGGACTAGTTCGCCAGTTGTGGTTCCAAGAGTACCGCTTGTTACCTTTGGTGAAGGTGTGCCGATATCTGAGAAGGTGAAAGTTCCGCCAGCTGATACGGTAAATGTCTGGATAGCGGTTGCGCCATCATAGATTGTGCCTGTCATTGTGCCTGCGAGAACTGGTGTGTGTTCAAGAGGAGCGAACACGCTTTGTACGCCTGCTCCAGCGTCAGTTGAGCTTGTTTCGTTCTGGATGAACTGGCTGGTGTAGAAGATGTCGAGGTTTGCAGTACCATCGGCTCTCTGCATCAGTGAGTTTGCATCATCACCGGGGAAACCGCCGATATTGCTAGCGCCACGGGTAGCACCCTTGTTGCTGGAATAGCGGAAGCGGAGGTAGTAAACCAAGCCGGTTGGGCCGAGCAATGGCTGTACTGATACGATTTTGTTAGCGATAAGCTGTGGATAGATACGACGGACGAGAGGAATTGAGATCCTCTTGAACTGTGCAACATCGCCAGTATCGGTTGAGACTTCGTTCATGAGTCTCTGGTTTTCGAGCAGAACTGCGGTAGCTGAGCGGACGTATCGATCCTGAATGCCTTCGAGGAGTCCGGTCTGCTTCCAACGAGTTTCTAGCTCCCTAGCCTCGTTCAAAAATCTAGAATTAGCGTTCATATTATTTCCTATTCTTCGTTATAGCTAAAAGGAGTTCACTTGGTTTGTTTCAGACCCGACAGGACCAACAGTTGGTCCATGTCAGAGTTACTAGTGTTATTGTTATTGTATTCAGCAATAACAACATTATCGCTAGCGTTATTACCTCTCCCCGTTACATTCTGTGCTTTCATGGTTCTTTCTTTCTGTTCGCTAAGAACATTGGACTTTCTTTCACGGGTTACGACTCTTCGGCTTTCCGTGATGAGGTCTTGTGCTTGTCGAACTGCTTCGTTCAGCTTTGTGTTTTCGGTGCTGATGCGAATATTTCTAGCTTCAAGGATTCTCATTTGTCCTTTTAGCTGTTCAACTTGACGAGTTGCTTCTTCTGCTTTTTCTGCATTGATTTCTGAGAAATCGTCATTGCTAAGGTAGTTGGAAGCGATATTAACAATTTTGTCGAGTGCGACTTTATGTTCTGCGATTCTTGGGTCGGAAACCAAGTCACGACGAGCTTGTTCGTATATTTCGCTACCTTTGAGTTGAAGGAACTGATCGACTTTATCGACGATATATTCTTTCATTTCTGATAGTTTGTTATCATATTCTTCGTACATATTCACTTCGATATTTTCGTTCTTTGCACGTTCAGATTTGAGCATTTGGTATGCTTCTTCGTATCCTTCTTCGAGAGCGTCTTTGTATTCTTGTCCCTGAATTTCTAGTCGTGTACGCAGATCGCCGATGATTGCGTAGGCTTCTTCGTAGCCTTGTTCTGCAATATTTTCTGCTTCGGCCAATTCAGATGTAAGTTCAGCATAAGCCTCTTCGAGTTTGCTGTTGAATTCAGTCTCAAGGCTAGCCTTGGCCTGATCAAGTAGTTCGCCAACGGCGTTAGCTACTTCATTAACTTCATTCTCCGGTAGGAGATTTTTCAATGCTTCTACGATCTTGTCCATATTAGCCTAACCTCGCTGTAATGTTTCTTGTTTTCTGATCAATGATGCCGCCTAAGCAAGCCAAAAGTGCATCTTTTCTGACATTATGTATGCGGGAGTTTTCATTTTTTACCGCATTTCTAGAAAATTCTGCATTATTGGTATTTGGGACATAACTTTCTTTCTTTCCACTCGGCACTTTCTCCTGAAAGGCTGAATGTGTGCTGGGATCTGCTACTGCGTCAAACGTAATGAGTTTGTAGCTTTCACCGATCACAAGGATTCCATTCTCGTCACTTCTTCCATTTCCAACGCCTCGACTACTGATGCCGACACGGACTCCGTCGTTGATAAGTGCTTTTAGGATTTTGCCATGAGGGGTGTTGAGAATTTCTCCTTCGCCCATTAGGTTATTTCCTTCCCACCATAATTTAGTAACGACATGAGAGCATTTTTCAAAGTGGATGATGGAGTCAGTTGGGTGATCGAGTTCTCCGACTAATCCACGGCTACTGATTATTGGTACTAGTTTCTTGACATTTTCATCAAGAACAGCATATGGGTAGATTCTTTTATTTTTGTTAACTGCTTCTGCTTCTTGGAATTTACCTTTGAATTTTGTCAGTCCCCTATCGGAGACTGACTCATTGAGGCTCAAGGTAAAACCACCGTTATTGCAGCAATCAACTAGTAAGAATTGATTTTCCATTGAAATCCTTTCATTTTATACAACTGGTTTAGGTTTGATTGATTTGAGTGACAATGGGTTTCTCAGGTTTGGCCAAGTATTACCAGATGAATTGAATCCTAGTCCATCGTCATCGACTACGCTTTTTTCTTTCATTTTTGGCATAACTGA